TCTCGACGAGGTGGTGCTGATGCCGCGCTCATTTGTCGAGCAGGCATGCGCCAGATGCTCGGTGGAGGGCAGCCGGCTGTGGTTCAGCTGCAACCCGGAGGGTCCGCAGCACTGGTTCTATCAGGAATGGATTTTGCAGGCGGAAAAGCGCAATTGCCTGCATCTGCAGTTTACGATGCAGGACAATCCTTCGCTGAGCAAAACCGTACGCAGACGCTATGAACGGCTTTACACGGGCGTTTTTTACCGGCGGTTCATTCTGGGAGAGTGGACGGCGGCGAAGGGACTCATCTACGACTTTTTTTCGCCGCAGGAGTATTGCATGCGTGCGCCGGAAAAGCCGTGGGAGAGGGTGCGCATTTCCATCGACTACGGGACGGTGAATCCGACGAGCTTCGGGCTGTGGGCGCTGAGGGACGGCGTGTGGTACCGGGTGCGGGAGTATTACTACGACTCGCGCAAGGAGGGACGGCAGAAAACAGACGCGGAATATGTGGAAGATCTCAGGAAATTTGCGGCAGGGGAGAATGTGGAGCGGGTGATCGTCGACCCGTCGGCGGCAAGTTTTATCGAAGCGCTGCGGCGGGCGGGCTTTCCCGTGAGCAAGGCGGACAACGATGTGCTGGACGGCATCCGCGTGACGGCAAATCTCTTGAAGCAGCGGAAGATCGTGATCTGCGAAGACTGCGGGAGCTGTCTTGAAGAGATCGCCGGCTATTGCTGGGAGGACGGCGGAACAGGGCGCGACAGGCCGAAGAAGGAAAGAGATCACGCGATGGACGAAATGCGGTATTTTGCCGTGTCGATCGCAAAGAAAGAACGCGGCAGCGGCATTGCGCTGCGCACGGTGGAGCGCACGGCGCGATGAACAAAACGGAAAAGGAGAGGACAGGATGAAAAAACCCTGGCAGAAGGAAAGAAGCACGGGCGGCGAGGCGGCTGTGCAGCTCCGCGGCGGCGGACGGAACGCATTTGGGCGGCTTTCGGGCTATGTGCCGTTGCTGGACGGAGAAACGGCGCTGTATCGGGAAGTACGCGAGGCGGTGCCGGTGGTAGATGCGGCGATCTGCAAGCTGATCCGGCTGACGGGCGGCGTGCGCGTGATATGCAGCGACGAACGGGCCGAGCAAGGCTTGCGGCAATTCCTGCGCGAGGTGCCGGTGGGACGCGGACAGCGGGGCATCAACGCATTTTTGGACTGCTATCTGGACTCGCTGCTCACTTGCGGACGCGCGGTGGGTGAGATCGTGCCGGACGCGGAAGGACGCGAGATCGCGGCGGTGCTGTGCGCGAACGTTGCGCAAGTGGAAGTGCGCGAGGGAGACAATCCGCTGGAATGCTGTCTGTGCGGCGTGGACGCCTGCGGACGCAGCGTACCGCTCGCGTTTCAGGAGCTGCTGCTCTTTACGCCGCTCAACCCGGAGGCGGAACACCCCTACGGCGTTTCGATGCTGCGCTCGATGCCGTACTTAACGGGGCTGCTGCTGAAAATTTATGACGCGATGGGGAAGAACTGGGATCGCTGCGGCAACGTGCGCTTTGCCGTTGTCTATAAGCCGCAGGACGGGGAGCTTGACCGCGGGGCGGCGCAGGAGCGCGCCGAGCAGATCGCCGAGGAATGGTCGCGGGCGATGCAGGAAGGCAGAAACGGCAGCGTGCGCGACTTCGTATCGGTGGGCGATGTGTCGATCAAGGCCATCGGCGCGGACAACCAGATCCTCGACAGCGAAATACCGGTGCGGCAGATCCTGGAGCAGCTGGTGGCAAAGACGGGGCTGCCGCCGTTTATGCTGGGGCTGAACTGGTCTTCGACCGAGCGAATGAGCTCGCAGCAGGCGGATATGCTGACAAGCGAGATCACGGCGCTGCGGCGTACGCTTGAGCCGGCGGTCGGGCGCATCTGCACGCTGTGGCTGCGCATGCACGGCTACGACTGCGGCGTGACGGTGGACTGGGAGGACATCAACTTGCAGGACGAGGTGGAGGAAGCAAAGGCGGCGCTCTACTTGCAGCAGGCAAGAAAACTCAAGCAGGAAAACGACGAAGCGGAGGGGAAATGAGCATGGAAGTGAGAAAAGAGAGCAACGGACTCAAAAACAGCATGGTAACGCGCGAGGAGCTGGCGATCATCAATCGGTTTACAAAGCGAGCGCTCAAAGAGGACGAGGTATACACCTTTGCCGTGCGGCTGTGCGACAACGAGGTGGACAGGGACGGCGAGCGCTTCCCGCGCACGACGCTTGAAGAGCTGGCCGAACTGTTTGTAGGCAAGAGCGGTATCTTCGACCACGAATGGACGGCGCGGGGACAGGCGGCGCGCATCTATCGCACGGAGATCGTGGAGGAGGCGGGCGTTTGCTCGCAGGGCGAGGGGCGCTGCTATCTCAAGGGCTATGCCTACATGCTGCGCGGCGGCGCGAACGACGCGCTGATCGAAGAGATCGAGGGCGGCATCAAAAGAGAAGTGAGCGTGGGGTGCAGCGTGGAGAGATGCGTATGCTCCATCTGCGGCGGAGACATTGGCACCTGCGCGCACAGAAAGGGAGAAAAGTATGGCGGCAAGGTCTGCTGCGCAGAGCTGACGAATGCACAGGACGCGTATGAATGGAGCTTTGTGGCGGTGCCGGCGCAGCCGAGGGCAGGTGTTTTGAAGCGCTGCGGCGGCGAAGAGAACGGCACGCTCAAGGCGCTCGTCAAGCGACGCGGCTCGCGAGCGAACCAGAAGGAGCTGGAAACGCTTGAACAGCAGGCGGCGCTGGGCAAACGCTATTTGAGCGAGCTGCGCGGCGAGGTGAAGCGGCTGGTGCTCGTCTGCGAGCAGGAGGCGGACGGCGCGGCGATCGAGAAGATGGCGGCAAAGCTCGATGAGGAAGAGCTGAGAGAGATGGAACGGCTGTACCGCGTGAAGGCGGCGAAAAAGCTGGGGCTGCGCACGCAGCTCACCTACGGCGAGAAAATGAAGGCGGCTGAGGACGAAAACGACTTCCGCGTGTAAGAGAGGAACAAAAAGCGAAAGCGCTTTTTGGATAGAACAACAAATTCAAGGAGGAACTTTCATGGGCATTTCTTATGACGGCATCGGCGAATGGTGCGCAACGTTTGGCTGCGGCAAGGTGAAGGAGGGCGACGTTGTCAAGGTAAGCGCGAACGGATCGGCAGATGTGTGCGGCGCGGGCGACAGCTTTTGCGGCGTGGTGCGCGCCATCGCGCGCGATGGCAAGGCGTGCAGCGTGCAGCTCGGCGGTATTGCAACGGTGAACTATAGCGGCGAGAACGCGCCGATCCCGGGCTACGGCAAGCTGAGCGCCGACGCTGCGGGCGGCGTGAGCGTAGACGCGAGCAAGGGAAGAGAGTATCTGATCCTTGCGGCGGACAGCGCGGCGAAAACTGTGACAATCAAACTTTAATGCTGGGGAGGAAATGGGGAAAATGACGTATCAGTATGAAAATGTGAAGCTCGAAAAGGGTATGTACGGGCAGAACGGGAAGAGCTTTCTGAAGGTGCTTGAAGGCCTTGACCCGAGCGAGAGCTACAAGGGCACGGCGCTCGAGGGTCTGGACGCCTTCCAGCGCCAGCTCAAGCGCTTTGACATCCACGTCAAGGGCGCGGGCAGCGACATGGTGGAGAAGTTCTTCCACACGAGCGAAAGCTCCGTGCTGTTCCCGGAGTTTGTCTCCCGCGTGGTGCGCCAGGGCATGGAGAGCGACATTCTGCCCGACATCACTGCGACGGTGACAAATTTTGACGGCATGGACTACCGCTCTATCGCGTCTGTTCCGACGGACGACGGCAAGGAGCTCAAGCGCGTGGAAGAGGGCGCGAGCATTCCAACGACCAGCATCCGCACGCAGGAAAATCTTGTGAAGCTCCACAAGCGCGGCAGAATGCTGGTGGCGTCCTACGAGGCGATCCGCTTCCAGCGACTCGACCTCTTCTCTGTGACGCTGCGCCAGATCGGCGCGTACATCGCGCGTATGCACTTAAAGGACGCCATCGACGTTTTGATGAACGGCGACGGCAACGGCAACGCTGCCGACAGCTTTGTGATCGGCGATGGTAAGATCGGCGGCACGAAGGGAGAGCTGAGCTATGATGCGCTACTGGGATTCTGGTCGCAGTTTGACCCCTACACGATGAACACGCTGCTGATGGGCAACGATATGATGCTGAAAATGCTCAAGCTGCAGGAATTCCAGAACCCGCTGACGGGCCTTAACTTCCAGGGCACGGGTACGCTTGCAACGCCGCTGGGCGCGAAGCTCCTGCGCACGAGCGCGATGCCCGAGGGCAAGATCATCGGCCTTGACAAGGACTATGCGCTCGAGCGCATCTGCGGCAGCGAGGTGATGGTGGAATATGACAAGCTCATCGACCGCCAGCTCGAGCGCGCGGCCATCACGAGCATTTCCGGCTTTGCAAAGCCCTATCAGGAGGCCTCGAAGGTGCTGTCCTTGCAGTAAAAGAGCAAGGGGGGAAGCAAAATGGCGGAGAGCATGAGCGGGCAGATCGTTTCGATCGCCTGCGCGCTGAGCAAGGCGGACGAGGGCGAGAAGGCGCTGCTTGAAATGATTTGCAAGGCGCAGGAGGAACGGCTTGCGCGCACGTTGAAAGAGGGCGTTACTCGAGAGGACTGCGAGAGCGCGTTTATCTGCGCGGCAGCATTTTTGTCGGCGGCGGCGATCGAGAATGCAAGAGCGGGCGGGGAGGAGGTATCCTCCCTGCGCGCGGGAGACCTGACGGTGACGAAGCGCTCTGCGGGCGAAGGGAGCAGACGGCTTAATGCACTGCGTGAGCAGGCGTGGGCGCTGATGCGCCCGTACACGACGGACGGCGGATTCTGCTTCCGCGGGGTGGAGGCATGAAGCAGGCACTGAGTGAGGCATTCGTGCGCTACGGCATGAGCGTTGCGGTGACGCACGGCGAAAAAAAGACGCAGGCAAAGGCTTTTTTGCAGCCCGTGAAGAGGGAGAACGGCGAGGAGCCGTTCTCTGTGACGCCGCTGGGCGCGGTGAGCGACGAGTGCTGGCGGTATCTGGGACCTGCGGAAGTCGAGATCGCGATGGGTGATCTTGTGCAGAGCGGATCGCGGGAATATGTTGTGCGCGCGGCGGCACCGTTCTATACGGGCGAGGAGGTCGTCTATTACTGGGCGATGCTGCACCCGAAGGAGGAAGAAGCATGACGGCGGTCGGACAGGTGAAACGCGCGGTGATGGCCGCCATCGCCGCGGCGGGCGGCGCGGCGGTGGAGAGCTACAGCGTAGAGCAGCTCAAGTGCTATCAGACGGCGGTAACGGCGGTGGGCGCGAAGGAAACGGTGATCGACGAGAGCGGCGCGATCGAATATCTGGGGGAGAAAACCGATGAAAAAACGCAGCAGCCGGTTTCCGTTTACGGGCGCAGAATGCGCCTGACGCTGCTGCTCGAGGTGTATGCACCGAGAGAGTTGGGCGCGGCAGGCTGCGAAACGGCAGCGGAAACGGTGACGCAGGCACTGATGACGGCGCTGCCGGAGGGATTGAAGCTCAAAACGATCCAGTGGGGAAAAGCCGGTTGGGACAAGACGGCGGGCATGTTCCGGCTGGAGGCAAACGCAAAGTATGCGGCGTACTTCGTTGCGGAGGCGGCGGAGGACGAGACGGTATTTACCGATTTTGTATTGAAAGGCACGGTGAAAGAATGTGAATAACATGATCCATGAGCGGCCGGGCGTGTATTCGTCCTATGACGCATCGAGCGTGGTGAGCGCGAGCGCAGCGGCGAAGACGATCGGCGCGGCGGCAGTTGCGGCAAAGGGAGAGGCGAACAAAGTGGCGCTTATCACCTCCTACGAAGAGGGGAAGAGCGTATTCGGCGAGGATACGAGCGGTGTGTATGGCATGAGCACGCTGCTCAAATTCCTCTTTGCCAACGGTGCGGGTGCGGTGAAGGCAGTGGCGGTAGGCAAGAAAGAGGGCGCGAATGCGGACTATGAAAGCGCATTTGCGGCGCTGAGCGGCGAGGAAGACGTGGGCGTGATGGTGTGTGACAGTGCCGAAGAGAGCGTGCATCTGAACCTGAAAGCTGCGGTGGAGAGTGCATCGGCGGCAAGGTATGAACGCATTGCGGTCGTCGGCGGTACGGCGGAAACGGTTGCGCAGATGGTGGATCACGCAAAGGCGATCAACAGCGAACGCGTGGTGCTGGTGGGACCGGATATCGCATCGGACGAAAAGGAAACTGTGAGCGCGGTGTTTGCCGCGGCGGCGGTGGCAGGCGTGATCGCGGGGAATACTGACCCATCGGTACCGATCAACGGCGCGGAACTGACGCTGTTCGGGGCGGCGGGCAAGAGACTGAGCGACAATGAGATCGACCAACTGGTGCGCGGCGGCGTGACGCCGATCGAAACGGTGGGCGGTGTTTCCTCTCCGGTGCGCGGGATCACGACGAAGACTTCCAGCGGCGGCGCGGCAGACACGACATGGAGAGAGCTTACGACGATCCTGATCGTGGACGAGGTCATTCCGACGATCCGCACTTCTCTGCGTGCGCGATTTGCACGCAGCAAGAATACCGCGCAGAGCCGCGGCGCCATTCGCTCGCAGGTGGTGCTGGAGCTCGAGGAAATGAAAAGCCGCGAGATCGTGGACAGCTACAGCGAGGTGAAGGTGAGCGCGCTCAAGAGCGATCCGACGGTGTGCCTCGTGGAGTTCAGCTTTACGGTAGCGCACGGGCTGAACCGCATTTATCTGACGGCGCACATCACGGTGTAAGGAGGAGAAAACATGGCGAATACGGTATTGCCGCTGAGCAGCGACATTTATCTGGAAGTCGACGGGAAAAAGGTGGCAGTGGTACAGAGCTACACGACC